TCTTGGCAATCAGCACAGCAGCGCCACCCAAGACGGCGCATGCAGCACCAAAGCGCTGAATGTTCGCCGTCCATCGCTCAAACGTGCTTTCGACCGAGCCGGATTGCAGCTTCTGTTCAAGCGCCCGTAGCTCGTCCTTGGTCGCGTATCCGTCCAAGCGCCGCGCTATGCCCTCAATGTCCGCTTTCGTTGCCATGTTCGGCATAGCCGCCAGCAGCGTAGCAACGTCGCGCCGAAGGTAGTCCAGGTGCAGGTCGAGGACTGCAATCGACGTTGCTGGCGCGGCTTCCTTTGTGTCGCTCATTTTATGCGCTAGGTTAAGAATTGATACTGTCAGATTTGACAGGGTGGCGCCAAGCCAGTGCAGCAACAGCGACAAGCCCGGCCGCGCCAATGTCGAACCCGATCCATGCTGCGCAGATGGATTTCCCGGAAGGCACGGCCCACGGCTCGATTGCGTAGGCGACAGAGCAAAGCAGCGTCTGCGCTTCCTCCCAAGCTAGCCACAGCGCCACGGGTAGCAGCGCCCGCGAAGGGGCAAGCCGCCACACCACGCCCAGCAGTACCAGCGCCAGCATTGCGCCTAACGCTTTTGAGGCTGCGCCGTGCATGGCATCAGGCAGCAGCGCCCAGGCATAGTGACGCATTGCGCCAGCAGCGAGAATCAGCGCGGCAAGCCTCACGGCGGTTCCATCGGGCCACCGCCACCGCCGACGACTCGCAGCGTGCCGGCAGGCGGGATCGGCGCCAGCTTGTCGGCCAGCTTGCGCAGCAGGCTGGCGAGTGAGGTTTTGATTGCGGTCATGCGATTACCTGCGGAATGAGAACAAGCGCACCGCCAGCCATCGTCGCCAGGGCATCAAGCAATTCAACGCCGTGCGGTGGCGGTAAGCCTGCTGCAATGGCGCGGCGGTTCAGCAGCCAATCGGCCGCCTCCTTGGCGAAGGCAACAGCCACGACAAGAGCGGCAGCGTGCATCGGGTTGTGCAGCAGCGTTGCAGCGCACGCGATTGCCGCCCCATAGGCGATGTGGTTGGCCTTGTCTTGGGGGATGAGCGGCGGCATCAGTAAAACGCCTGCCAAGCGGTCCCGTTGTAGCCGTAATGTTTTCTGGCTGAGGTGTCGTAGTAAATGTCGCCTTCAGTTGGGGAGCCTGGCGCGCTCATTGGAGTCAATCCAATTTGCCCGGATACTTTCACCTGGAATCTTTGCTGCTGGCCGCCGCCTGAATTCGAGAAGAATGTAAGCGCCCCAGCTTGGGAACCGATCAGATTCGCGCTGCTGTCATTGGCGATACTGATGAAAGACTGTGTGCCTGTTGCGTAGAACTCGGCAGGGTATTGGTTTGCTGAGGTCTTGATACGCAGTGCTGCGGAAAAATTCAACGCGCCAGTTGTGCCGAGAAGAAAATTCCCACTCGCATCAATGCGCGCAAATTCGGTTAGTACACCGCCATCCGCCGCAGCAAACGAATTGCCAACACCAAATTGAATAATGCGATTTGCTGCCGCGATCAGACTTGGACCGGGCGCCCCAACAGAATCGCTGTTACCCATAACCAGATAGGAAGCGCCACCCCCCGTAGAAACTGGTGAAAGCGAAAGCGAGCCGGAGCTTGTACCTCCCGCGCCTGTGATATGCACGCGGGTAACGGGCGTGCTGGTGCCGACACCAACCTTGCCCGCCGCATCTTTGTAAAGCTGTCCGCTGCCAAGGTTGACAACACCAGTGCCACCAGTCAGAGTGCCGGCGTACGACAAATTAAGCGTTGACAGGTTGGCCGTGCCTGACAGCACCACATCACGCAAGGCAGCGATGTAGCTGGCGTGCAGGCGCTGGACGTCGTCAAGCACGGTCGGAGACTGCCCGCCATCGGGGAAGTTGCTCGCAGCGGTCGTGCTCAGGTCATTGATACTGGTCGGTAGTGGCATTGCGGCACCTCACGGCGTTAGCAAGTAGGGGGATTATGGACGGCGACGAATGGCGAAAACTTCTGGCTGGGCCGCTTGGGGTTGCGTTCTGGTCGGTGGTTTTAGGGTCGCGGCGCAAGAAGTCCACCGCTGACGACGCTACCGACATTAAGAAGGCCCGCGAGTTTGGCAACCTCATCGGCCGAAAGGTTCGCCGCCTTTGGGATGGATGTATCCATCGCCGCCGAAGCGCGTAACGCATTTTGGCCCATGCCGATCAGCGGCAGCGCAGCAGTAGCCCGGCCAGTTGCACCCGCCAGCCGTGCAGCCCCACCCAGCAGCACGCCGCCCGGGTTGCCGCCCCGCGCCACCGTACCCCATGCGGGCTCCGAATTGGCATAGGCTGAAATTCGTGTCAGGCGCCGCAACTGCTCAATCTCGGCGCCCGTGAAAAACACCTTCAGCCGGTCAGTGCCGATGCCGCGCATTGATTCCTGCAGCCCAGCAGGAGAAACCATTTTGTCGCCGGCAGCGTTGCCCTTGAAGGCGCCGCGATAAATCACGCTGGCAATTTGCTTCTTGGCTTCCGCCATCGCGTCGTCAGGCAGCACCTCGGCAAGTTTCTTCAGGTCGGCAACCTTGCCGCCAATGATGTGCTTTTGAACGAAGTCATCAGCCAGGCGGGAAACCTCTTGCGGGTTCTTGGCCTTCGCCACAGCATCAAGCGCCGGCACAGCGTCAAGCAGCGCGAAGCGGCTTGCGGCCATTTTGCGGGCTGGTGCGAACGGGTCGCCATCGCCAGAACCTTCAAGCAGCGCCTTTTTCACCGCTGCGCGAAGTTGGCCGATGGAACCGTTCATGCCGTCTTCGTGCGCGTTGATCTGCTTCAGCAGCTTGTCGGCTTCCTCGTAGTTGAAAACCTTCCGCTGCGTCATGCCGTCACCGACGATGCCGAACTGCTTGAGCCGGTTGTATATCGCACTGGGTACGGCGTTCTTTTCAGCGCCAACCCCCATATCGTCCACGATGTTTTGCACGTCATGCGACAAGCCGGGGAGCGGCACCTCCCATTCCTTGCCAGATGATGCCCGTGAGTTTTTGTAGGCTCGCATCACGCCATCGCTCAGGCTGTCGTCCAACTTCTTCAGCGCGTCAGTGAAAGCCGCGCCAGCTTGCCCGGCATCAGCCGCAGCCGGGCCACCAAACTTTGCCAGCTTTGAGGTAATGCCCTGGTTCTGCGCAGTCAGCACGTTTTGGATTGGCTCGCCGACGCCTTCAATCCCGCGCATGTTCAGGTCGCGGGAATACTGGCCGGCATCGCGGGTGATCTGCCCGCGCAGCGCCGGCAAACCTTCAGTTTTGAAATCCATCTTCCGCAGCAATGCCGCAGGGTCGAATTTCTGGCCTTGTTTGAATGAGTCTGAAACCTGCCGCTGTAGCTCCTGCATCAGCGCTGGCGGGAGGTCTGAGCGTTGAAGGCCGGTCTCCTTCAGCGCCTGGTCAACCGCGATTGATGTTTCAAAGCTGGCTCGGCCGGCTAGAACTGTTGGGTCTGAAAACTTGGCCCTCAGTGCCATGATCTTTGGCGCCAGCAAGTCAACCGCCTTGCCAATGACGGGTGCGAACACTGCGCCGCCAGCAGCGCCGGCCACACCTTGCCCGACCTTCTGCATAGCGAATGACGTGTCAGCCGTATCGGTGACGGGTGTAGACAGCGCCCCACCAACAGCGCCACCAACAGCGCCTTGTGCTGCCCGGCCAATCATGGACGTGGCGCCTGATGGGCTGATGCGCGCAAGCGCAAGCGTTGCCGGGTTCACCACATTGCCGGCTGTGCGCAGGCCATCAAAGCCGCTCTGCCCGGCCTTCCAGCGCGCAGCCTGATATTCACCCTCAGAAGCCTTGATATCGCCGTCTACGGTCTTTGCTTGGCCTTCCAGCCAGTTGCTGGCTGCATTCGGCCACAGGCCGCCGATGGACGCGACAGAAGATAGTGCGTGCGGCAGCAGTTGCGCGCCTGCGTCTATCGGGTCTTTCATGCCTTTTGCAAGCCGGCCGATTGGCGATGCAAGCATCTTTTCGCCAAAGCTGGCCTTCGCCGGCTGCACCTGCGTTTGCGCCAAGCGGATCAGGTCGGCGTCGGTCGCATCGGCTGGCGCCTCCACCTTGACGGAAACGCCATCGGGGCCGGTGACAGTGAATTGCGGCATCAGCGTTGCACCTTCCAGCCTTGCGGCGCCCCGACGACAGGCGTTTCAGCAATGAACTGCGCCGCCTCATCCATGAAGCCGCCATCAAGCCGGCCGTTTTTCTTCTCGTATGCGCGGGCACGGCGCGACAGCTCAATGTCTCGGTTCAACGCCGCTTGCATCGTGGTCATGATCTGGCTACGGCCTGCTGCACTTTTCGACAGGCTCGGAATCTGCGTCAAGAAATTGTCGAAGTCCTTGTCAGTCATCGGGCCGGTGCCAGGCTGGCGCAAGCCGCCCGCCATGTCGCGGGCCAGCGCTTCAGCGGCCTCTTTGTTGCCGAGGCGGGGATCAACCTTGATGCCAATAGAGTTCAGGCTAGAGGCAACGTCAAGCCCGGTAGGCGCCAGCTTGCCGCCGTCAACGCCGTCGAGAAGCTGTTTCATGCGCTCCAACTTGCGAAGCTGAGCCGGCGCCGTGAACCCGGATTTGTTCATGGACGCCATCGTTTCGGCCCAGTCTTTGCCCCTGTTCTTGTCGTATTCTGTTTCGCCGACATTCGTCACCGACATTCGCGCCGGATCTTGATGCGTGGTTGCCTTCTTGATGGCCGCATCGTAGACGGGGATCAGCGGGCTACCCTGCGGAAGCGATGCTCGCTGCTGAATCAGCCGGGTGACTTCTGGCAGCTTCTCGCTGTTGTCCTTCGGGTTGTTGGCGATCAGCCGGCCATCAGGGGAGACAAGCATCCCGCCGTCTGCCAGAGCAATTGGCTTCGTGTCCTTTTGCATGGATTGGAAAACAGGCATCGCACCTTCTGCATCGCCGTTCGCCACAAGGCGTTGCAGGTAGCTTTGCATGTCCAGCGTGCCGGGCTTGCCGGGCGCCGTGAAGTCGCCAGATACGTCGCCGTTCGGCGAGCCAATGCCAGGCGTGCCGTTGGCCCATGCGCCTTGAAATGCCTGTTGCCGCTGCTGGTGCAATGCCTGTTGCCGCTGCGCCTCTTGCAATTGCTGCTGTTGCATTTGCATCTGCAAAGCACCGTGCTGCATTTGCTGTTGTTGCATCGCCAGTTGCTGCGCCTGCATCTTGCGTGCGTCGGCTTGCTTGCGCGCGTCCTGAATGTCACCAAGCGCGCCTTGACCGGCCACGCCAAGCGCCCGCCCGAAACTGCCAGGGGTGGACATGAGCCGCAGGCCCAAGCCCAGCAGGCCGGAGTTTGCGGGGTCGTCCAGAGAGTCAAGAAGTCCGGCCATCATTTCCCCCAGCGCCAGGCGCCGCTATTCGCATTGCCGAGTAGCCCGGTCATGGCTGGCGGCAACACCTGTTTCTGATTCGCGCCCAGCAGGCCGGCATTGAGTGCAGACGCGGGCGCTGTCCACTGCTTCGGGGCGCCGTAGCTTGTGCTTGTGCCCGCCGTGCTGCCGCCGCTTGTCCCGGTAGTGTTCAGCGCAGCGACTGCGCCGCCGAACAGTAGCCGGCCTAGCGTCGGGTTTGCCTTGAGGAATGACGCTACATCGCCGGCCGCCGAAGTGACGGTGCCTAGCGCATCGGTGCCGACTTGTTTTGCCACGTCAACAGCGCCGAGAAGCCCGCCCGTCGTTGCCGTGGTGCCGCCCAAGTCACCCATGTTGATGGTCTTGGGCGCAGTGGCGGCAATGTCGCTCCCGTTCAGGCCAAGTTGCGTGTTGGCCTGCTGGCTGTCGACGGACGGCCTGAAAGTCGGCGGAGTGCTCGGAGTCTGGATTTGCGGCGCAGAAATATCCGGGACGGTATCAAGCGTTTGTTGTACGGCTTGCGGGGCTGAGTTTGCAACCTGCTGTATATCGCTCAGCAACCCGGTCGGAATAGTCGGCGACGGCGCCGAAAGATTGGGCAGCGACGAAAGCGTTTGGGTAACGCTGGCGGGCGCAGTAGACGCGACTTGCGCCGCCGCACTGAGCGCATCCGGCAGGGCATTGATGCTGCTCAGGCTCGGCAGGCTATCAAGCGTGGCCTGTACTGACCCCGCCGCGCCTGATGCGACGTTTGCCGTGTCAGAAAAGTCCGGTGTGATTGCCGGTGCGGAAGTCATGCCGCCAATGGCATCTTTCAGCGTCGATCCTGCATAGCTGCCAGCGCCAGCCAGCAGACCGCTGGTCAGTGAGTCCTGAAGGTTCTTGCCGCCTAAAGCCGAAACACCAGAGGTTAGTAGACCATTGCCGACCGCCGTTGCTGCAGCGCCAGACAGCCCAAGACCACCGCCGATGCTTGTGCCTAGCCCAAGACCGCCAGTAGCGACTCCCAAAGCTGCCAGCGCGACAGGGCTTTGTGCAAAATCCTTGATGAAGCCGCCAATGTCATCAGCCCAGCTGCCCCCCGGCGTATTCCAGAAACCGCCTGACACCTGCAAGGGGTTCACGCCCGGCTGGGTTTGGCCTGTTTCACTGTTGGCCGATGTATCAGTGAACCCAGGCGCAACCCAATACGCATTTTCGGATGGTGCTGCGCCCTTGTTCGCATTCAGATAGTCCAAATACGCGGGGTTCCCGGAGAACGTTGGGCTCGTCATGTACGAGCTTTCACCGCCACCGGCCATCTGGCCAGGCGTGGTAAAAAACTGCTCAGGGGCGCCCTTAGTTGACGGTAGTTGCCCGATCTGAAGGGCAGGCGCAGGCGTGGCGGCAGGCGGAGCAGCGTACGGAACTGGCGTCACGCCCGCGCCTGTACCAATGCGCCCCTCTTTCTGGCCGTAGTTCTGCCAGTGCTGAAGGGCCGTGGTTTCGCCACGCGCTACCGCTGCGGCAACGTCCGGGTAGGCCGCGAGGTAGCCGGCTGCGTCGAATGCGGGCGCTGCAGCTGCAGGCACAGCCGGCGCCTCTACAGGCTCAAGCAGGCTGCGACGAAACGATGCGCCCATCACTTGCCCCCGAACAGCAGGTTATAAAGCGTTGACCCTGCTGCCAGGCCGCCGACAACCGACGAACCAGTAGATACGCCCGGCTCAGTCGTGGTTTTTGTGCCCTGATTTCCAACCGCCTGGCCCAGCGCCGTACCAAACGCGCCAAGCTGTTGCGTCGGATAGTTGCGAGCGTCCAAATAGTTGTTGTATCCGCTTGTCAACTGCGCTTGGTTGTTGGTCTGGTATGTCTGCCCAGCCTGGCCCAGCGCCGACAGGTCGGTGTAGTCCTGATTGGCGAAGGTCGGAGCCATGCCCAGCGCTTGCAGGCCGCGTGATTGGCCGTTGTTGTACATACTGTCATTGCGGCCGGCGTATTGCTCGCCCAGGCTGGCATTTGACGTGCTGGCCTGCAATGCCCGATTTGCAGCTGACTCGCCCAACTGCTGCTGCGCGGTGTAGTCCTGCATTCGCATCGTGCTGCTGACGTTGCCTAGCTGGCGCTGCAGGCCCTCTTGCCCCATCGCCTGCGCCTGCGCCACGCCGGCATTGCCGAAGCTGCCGGATTGCTGCATCGACGTGTCCCATTGCGGCTTAGCGACGTTGTTCCACTGCCGCACCAAATCGCCCTGCGCGCTGTCGATGTTTTGTTGCAGGTACGGGTTCGACCCGGCGTAGGGGTTGGCCTGCGTCTGCACTTGGCCGTAGGGGTTGGCCGTCGCGCCTTGCGATTGCCCGCCGAAGTAGCCGGTCAGCGCCCCATTGGCCGCCGACATGGTGGGTGAGCCCTGCATGGCCCGCTGCGCCGTCAGGTCTGCGGCTTGCGTCTGGTACTGGTTCAGCCCGGCCACTTGCTGGCCTTGGTACTGCTGATAGGGCGTGTTGGTTACGTCCTGCGCCCGCTGCAAAAAACCCTGCGCGTATGGCTGGGCGAAGTCGGGATATGCGCTATTACTGGTGGTTGTCAGGTCTGCCATGCGTTGCTCCGGCGCCTCGCGGCGTTAGGAAAAGATCAATTGCCCGTCAGTGTGCGGCGCTGTACCCAAGTGCCCGGCGTGCCGCCCACAACACAATCCCAGCCTTGGATCACATATTTGGCAGTTGCAAGGCCCAGCTCTGTTTTGCTGGAATTGCCGAAGAAATCGCCCTGCGCCCATGTGCCAGTTGTCGGCGCGGCCGTTCCCGTATTTTCGTATGCAACTGCCGCCCCCGCTGACAAAGCATTGACTTTCTTTGCCGTCTGCCGCAATAGCTCGATCAGGGTCGGCCAGCGATAAGGCCCATCAGGCAACTGCGGCGCTTCGTTCAGTTTCATCGGTTGCCCGCATTGGCGAAGTCAAAGTCAACCACTGCGGCGGACCAATTGCCGGTTTGGCTCACGGTCAAGCGGTGGAACCGGCCAGATTGTCGGATATCGAACTTGCCAGCAGAGTACGTGCCGGTGCCGCCCGTCTTGCCGCCTTCGCCCCGGCTCATCTTTACCACACCAACAACCGTTGCCGTCGTTGGGTTGGCCTGGTAGCCGACGCGTAAGCGCGACAGCCGGCTGACGATCTGGTCATCGCCCACATCGAACAGCGTCATGGACGAGGAAACAGATACACCCGTCATTGTGGACAACTGATGCGCCGACGTGATGACGGTCAATTGCCGGCCGCCAGCAAGCCAATATTGCGAGTCAAACGAGACATTCGGCAGCGTGTCAATCGTTCCGGTCAGCGTGTCAACCGTTGCGCCCGCACTGACGTAGTTCAGCGCGCCCTCAATGGTCTGTGTGCAGCGGCCCCAGCGCTTCGTTCCGAGGTGGAAAACAAGCGCCTGATTCAGTTCCCCGCCGCTGCTTTGGTCGGGGTAGAAAATCCACACAACGTTGTTTTGTTTGTCATGCAGAACAGTCGTACGGTAGAGATAAGCCTGGCTCACGTTGTTGTAAAACCACTGCCGCACCGCGCCTTCAGCGATGGATTGCGGGCGCGTCCCGTCGAACACCATGATGTCGCTGCGGCCGACAAAAACATGCCCAGCGCCACCGATATCGGTGACGGCATCAACGCCAACGCACCCCACATCGCCGAGGATCAGGTCCCATTGCCACACGACAGGGCTACCGACGTAGCGCCCGAGGTACAGGCTTCGGTCTTTGTAGGCAACGATCTGATCGCCGAATGACTTTGCTGCCGTGATCGCCCCGGGGCTTGAGACAAGCCGGCCTGAGTTGGCCTGCGTGGTCAGCGAAACGGCCCATGTGGTTTCGTCATTGATGCCGCAGCACCACCAGCGGTCATAGTCGTTGTTTGTGCCGTCGTCGGTGTTAAACGCGACCACAAAGCCCGACGCCGACTCAATCGCCATTGCCTTCGGCGCCGATGCAATGTCAGAAAACGCCCCGCTGCCGTTGCTGCGCTGAATCTTGGTGCTTTTGTTGCACGCCAGCGTGGCATTGCCGAACTGCGCAAAGTCCCATCGGTCATCAGCGCCAAGCGTGTAGTTCCCCGCCCGCGAAACGTCAGCCCATGATCCCGCAGAGAGCTCGTACAGCTTCGCCGCAGTGCCGCCGAAGAATCGGCGCGTACCGTCCAGCTTCGTAGCCACTGCAGCATTCCGGCAAGCGGCAGCAAGCGCGGGCACGCCATCAACTGTCACCGCAGTGGGCGCGCCCTGCATCCCCCGCGCAAACGGCGTGACGTTCGTGCAGTCAATGATCGCGCCGGGCGTGGCCGCGTCAACATCAGGGAGGAAGCCGGATAGTGGGGTCATCGCATCAGTTCAGAATCTCGGCGCGGCGGGTAGCCGCTTGGCATTGCGCTGGTTGGCCGCCATGCGGGATCAGTTCGCTGGCGTGGCGGGCCTGGTAGCGGCGGCACTGGACGGCTGTCTTCGCGCAGCGCGTGCCAGCGTTGCAGCGCTGCGTGCTCGGCTGCGAGTGCGTCATAGCCGCACCAGCGGCGAGTTAGTCGTTTGAGAAATCCCATGTGCACCTCTGGGGGCTGGGAATCAGCCGCCAGCGCCCGCCAGGCCCATCGCATCGTGCTTCAGCGCTCCAGCCAACAGGCTCATCGCCACGTAGGGCAGCGTGATCGCGGCGACTTGGGTGCCACCGTGGCCCGGCGAACGCACGGTCAGCGTCACGGTGCCATCGGCCTCGCGGTTGAGGCTGTAGTAGCCGGGGTAGCCGTCTGTGGGTGTCGGCTCGGTGTAGGCGGCAAGGTTTTGGCGTTCGGGCATGTTCAGTCCTTCAGGTGGTTGGTCTGCCGGCGCGAACACCACCGGCAGGGGATGGGAATTACCACTTCGCGGCTGCAAGCCGCACATTCGCCGCCTGCAGCACTGGCGTTTGCCACGCGTTTGCCGGGTCGGTCAATGACCACAGCCGATGCACCGCGATGTCGTGCGTGTAGCACCACATCAGCGATAGATCGGTCCCGCTGCTGACGATCTCGTCTGTCATGCGGCCAAACTGACTCATGAGCTGCTGAATGCAGCCCACTGTGCCAATCGTGCCGTTCGGCGCCGAGAATTTCGCGGAGATAGTGGCTGCTGCGTTTTGCCCGCCGGGCAGCGCGGTCAGGGTCCAGTCGCCGTCAAATGCTGGTGTGCCAACGATGCGAAACGTATCGCCGACTTCGCTAGCCCAGTTGGCATCGGCAGTCACCGTGCCGATGCCGCCGCTTACGGTCATGCCGGTGATGTTGCGCGGCTGGTTGCCGTACTCGCCCAGCACAAACGCCCGGCCGCCGGCAGCGGCTGCAGATCGCCACGCGGCGAGGTAGCTGTCGAAGCCTCGGTTGTTGTAGCTGCAATAGCCAATGCCGCCGTAGTAGTGCTGCTCGACGGCATTGCCGCCGCTGTCGCGCACTGCCTCGCGCAAGAGCCGATCAAATGGGTTCGTGATGCCGAGTGCACCGCTGGGCTGCCAGTACGTGCACGGGCCATTGCCGCTAAGGCGCAATCGCACCGGGTCGATGGCAGTGACCAAGTTGTCCCACCACGCCATGATCGTCGCCGCGTCGCTGGTGCCATAGGTGCCGCCGCTGCTGTAAAGCGTGTCAGTCGCGGCCGTGTACGTCGCTGCGGTGCCGTAGGGTGTGTTGATGCCATAGCCCGACGTACCGGCCGGAGTCGGGCAGTCGATGAAGTGATTCAGCTCGCCCATGCACTGCCAACCGTAAACCGCATCGGCCAAGTCGGCACGCGCGCCGCTGGTGTAGCGGGTGACAATCTCGTTGACGATGGTCGTAGCAAACGCACGGGTGTTGCTGCCACCATTGAGCCATTGCCGCACCCCCTCCCCGACAAGATCGGGGATCGTCGGAAAGCGAAAAAAGTGGCTGAGGATCACACCAATCCCGGCCGCTTTGTACTTGGCCAGCATCGCGTCCATCTGCGTGTAGTGCGCGGCGCGATCAGCGGCGTTTGCGATGTTCCAGGCTTTGCCGTTGAGCACGCCGCTTGTCCACTGCAGCGGGTAAAAAGGGTACGCCGCGCACAGGATCACTTTGACGCCGATGGACTGCAAGTACGCAATCGCAGCATCCTGCTGGGCCGGCGTGGCGTAGATGCATGTACCCGCCGTGCTGGTGGCCGGTTGGTAGAAAAATCCGATGAGCGCATCGGGGTACTTGACCCCGATGTTGCGGAATCGCTGGCCGCCCAGATATAGGCGGCCGCCGCTCACAGAGAGGCCAACGACTGCCATTAATACCGCCCGGAGAGGTTGACGCCATTAGCGCCAGTCATCGTGCCGGCATTCAAGTACGCCCGCCAGAATTTTCCGGCGACGGGGACGCGGACTGCAAAGCCATTGACGTTTGCGAGTTGCGCGTTGGGGATGTTGTACGAAACCCCGAAGTTCGCGGCGGCGTCATCAACAGCGAACCAAATGTCAATGCTGCAGTCTGCCGTCAGAGCCCCGAATTTCAGCCCGCGCACGAAAACAGCATCACTGTTGCACGGACGCACGGCGCCGTAGGGGGCCGCCTGCGACAGCGAATCTCCCACGAAATACACGCCGCCGTTTCCGACAACCTGTTGCGGGCCGAGCGTGGGGGATGAGGGTGTCCAGGTGGCCATAGTCAGACTCCGCGAGCGATTGCGTGGGTGCCCGCGCCGTCAGCAGTGACGGTGATGCGGACATACGGATACCCGACCGGGAGGGCCGGGGTGTAGAACTGCTTGCCGTTGTCGGCGCTGGTGAGCGCGACGACGCCGAGCGTCTGCGTCGCAGTCACTCCGTCAAGACTTGCGTCAATCGTGATGCTGGCAGTGCCGCTGATGCCCGCTGGCTGGAACCCGAACCGCTCAGGGAAGGCAAACGCGTTGAGCCATCCGGTGGTGTAGCCCGCCGTCGCGGCTGCCACGAGCTGATTCCCAGCCCCTGACACCAGTGCTTTGGTTGCACCGACTTCTGAGCTGGTCAGCGAGCCCGCGCCGTTGTAGGGGATGGTGTTATCGGAGTACTCATATTGCAACGCCCCGGATACAGCCGTGATCTGCACCGAGCCGGCGCCGTTCAAGCCGTACACACGCCGCCCGCCGTTCTGCTGCAGCGGAGAAACACCGTAGGCCCATGCGCCCGTCAGTAGCGTGATGGTCGCCTGATCGCTGGGGCGGTTGATGACTTCCAAGCCGTCCGCAGCGTCGTTGAATGTGACGGTAGCGCTTGAGCCCTGCGCAAGAGTGGCGTAGGCCATGAGTAGTCCTTAAACGATGGCGCGGACGCGGAGCGCTGAGCCGCTGCGGATTGATGTGTCATCGGCACTTGCCAAAGACTTGACTTCTGCCCGGTACTTGGCTTCCCATCGGGCAATTCGTGCATCGTCTTGATCCAAGAACGCGGCGGCTTCAGCTAAGCACGCATTCAGGTAGATCGACGGGTAGTTGGTCATCAGCCAGTTCGTGCCGGCCGAAACAAGCGGGTCAAACTTCTTGTAATAGACCAATTCGACCGGATAGGAGTCGTCCGGTGTAGGCGCAAGGACGAGATTCAGGCCAATGATGGTGTAGGCTGCCGGCCTGGCAGACCCATAGCCAGACGGAAAGCGTTGCTCCAACTGCTCGGGCGTTTCGTAGCTCAATGACCGGCCCGGCGTGGTGTTCAGGCTCAGGTTCTCGAACTCAAGCCAGCCGGTCGGAAGCGCAATTGTCGCAGTGCCTGCAGTCGTGTTGGTGACGGTCGTCGTGATCTGGTTGCGCAGCCGCATGTCGCGGGCAATGCGCGCCTCTGCCAGCGTCACAAGGTCGGGCACGATGGCGCCGAAGTCCGTGCGGTCAAGCCACTGCGGGACAGATGCCAGAAGGCCGGCATAGGTGCCATCAAGCGCCATTTAGAACCGTCCTTCCCACACCCGGAACTTCGAGAAGTCCGGGTCAGCCAAGATGCGCTTGACGTGCGTGTTATCTCGCAGAAAGTCGTGCAGCGTCACGCCGTTTTCGGCCATGTACTGCTCCACGATGACCATCGGCAAGTCGCCAACGTGGTACATATCGCCTGATGCGCTTTTCCCGGTCGTCTCATTGCGCAGCACGGCCAGATGCTCAATCAACGGCTCAACGTCTTGCGAGCGCTGGAACACCACTTTTCGGTGATCTGCGTCGTAATCAACGCCGGTATAAACGGCAGTCATTACTGATCCTCAAGCGGGACAATGTTGACCTTGCCGGCCGATGTGCCCTGAATGAAAGCAACGTGTGTGCACCCCTGCGTCACCAGAATCACGGCGTCGGCCGGCTGCACCAAGCTGTCATTGGCAGTCGCAACCACGGTGCTGTCGCCAACGCGCACATACGATTCATTCAGCGCCGCGATCCGAACAAAGCGCGGCAGCGTGCCGGCAGCAGTGACGGGGATAGCCACGCGGGCCGACGCGGCGCCGGTCGCTTGGGTCGTGCCTGCCGCAGTGATGCGGATAGCGTCATCAAAAGTTGCCATGTGTTCTCCGGCGCTTCTCAGCGTTAGGAAAGACCCCGCCGAAGCGGGGCCGGGGTCAGGCCGGGGCCAGCGTCACCGTGATGCAGCCAGCGCCAGCAGCACCAGGCACGCCGCTGATGACGGCGCCGATTCGGTTGCCCGCCGCAACGTCAACCGCAGCGGCGGCCAGCGCCAGCGTTTGATTGGCGTTTGCCGTGCCCTGCGCGTTGAAGCTGCCGGTGTGCAGCAGCGTGCCGGATGCGATGGCAGTTGCAGTCGGCGCTTTGTAGAGGCTGATCGTCACCGCGTTGGAGGCGGCAACATCGGGCAGGCCCTGAATGCTCTTGACCACCATTCGGCGCGACAGCACCACGCCGCCGAGCGTCAGGACGGACGCATTGGCAGTGGCGTTGTACGGGAACGAAAGAATGACAAACTCGCCTTCAGTCAGGTCTGTGCCCTGAATGCCCATCGAGTTGTCTTGGTTTTGCTTGAGTTGCGGCATATGCGCTCCTGTTTGGTTGCGAATGGCGAGGGCCGTAGCCCCCGCCGATTCATCAGGTCAAATCGCGGATCGCGCCGCTGGCCGCTTCCTGATTCGACTGCAAGCCGTATTCGCAGACGATCAGCTTCTTGTCGGCATCGCCAGTCTTGGCCAGGTCAACCACCTGCGTAGCGCGCAGCGTGTTCAGTTGCCACATGTCCAGTTGCAGCAAGAACGCGGTGCGGTTGCGCTGGAAGCGGTTCGGCATGACCTTGAACGTGCCGAAGTCGCTGGTGTAGACGCTGATCGCGGTCATCAGCTTGCCGTCGCTGGTGTCCTGCGTCTTGGTCTGGTTGCCGGTGAAGGTGGAAACAGTCTGCTTCTGGGTCGCGCCGACCATCAGCAGGTCAGGATCGCCGCCTGCAGAAAACACCTTCTGGCACACGTCTTTCAGCATCGCCTCAGTGAAAGCGCGCTGCGTGCCATCGACCGGGGCGGTGTTGCTCGACGGAATCGGCGCGACGCCTGGGGTTGCGCCAGTGCTCAGGCTGTTGTTCGTCGCCACCCAACCTTCCAGGCCGCGAGTCTGCTTCGCCACGCTGGTCGTGCCGGTAACTGCCGTGGTGTTCTGCGTCAGGGCGGTTTCTTGGTCGCGCTTCAGTGCCTTGATCTTCAGGCCGACCTGATAGCCCAGCTCATCTTTGCGCCCAGCCTTCAGCACTGCTTGTTCCGTGCCGGAGATGATGATCGGCTTGCGGCTGATCTGCGTGCGGTTGCCGATGCGAACCGAAGGCGTGATGGCCGGGAACGAGGTGATGTCGTCGCCGTCCAGTTGCGCGTTGTTGGCCGCCGCATCGAGCGTGTCGGTCTGCCACTCGAAATAGACGTTCGTCGCCTTGCCCTTCTTCACGCCGCTCAGAAACGGCGTATCAGTCGGGGCAATGTTGTAGATCATGTCATCCAGCTGCTCGCGGATGCCGATGGCGTCAAACGCCGTGAAGGTATTTGCAATGATGGCCATGATTCAGGCTCCATAAAGGAGGGACGCGAGGGCAGTTCCTGCCGCTTGCATGTCCCGTCCGCCAGACGCCTTGAGGCGCTTCAGGGCGGATTGATTGACTGGTGCGGTTGCGCTGTCTTGCGTGGCGCCAGGCTTGATTGCCCGGGGCGGCGCAGCGGCAACCTTCTTTTCAGCGATGGTCTTTTGCTCTGCAATCATCTTGCGATAGAGCATTGCCTCGCGGGCCATGAGCACGCCTCGGTGGTCTTGCACCTTGGCGATCTCGTCGGCGCTGAATCCCGCGCTTTGCAGGTATTCCCGAATGCCGGCCTGCTCCGCTTGCGCTTTCCCTGC